AGCCGGGCTGGTAATTCACGCCCAGGAGCATTGTCGCCGGATCAATGTCGAACGTGGCGAAGATCGGACCGCCATCCGAGCGGACGGACGAGGTGATATAGTCTTTTGTCGCTTCATCCCAGAAGGCCCAGTAATTCGTATCGTCGACCGTTACGATCTTCGGAGGGTGGTCGGCCAGAGACTTCGCACGCGCAGCCTGCTGGTCGGCGTTGGTGGACGCGGTGTCGGCTTTGCCAGCGGCAGAATTAGCACTCGACGCAGCGTTAGTGGCCGTTTCGGCAGCAACAGCAGCATTTCTCGCAGCTTCATTGGCGGAATCGGCTGCCGTGTCGGCTTTCTCCGCGGCCGAGTTTGCATTTTTGGCCCCATCGTTAGCCGCTGTTGCTGCTATATCCGCCTTTGCGACTGCCTCGACTACTATGGCAGCGGCTTCATCTGCCGAAGCTGCTGCTTCTTTCGCTATGCCGGCAGCCGCAATAGCTTCCCCTGCGGCAGTCGAGGCTTCATTCGCTGCCTGATCAGCCTTTTCAGAGGCGATTACGCAATCCTCGATCACTTTGGCAGCATCCTCTTCGCGCTGGGTTTCGGCTGCCTGACGGGCCGATTCATTCTGCATGCGCGCTTGTTCATCCAAAACACGTTGCCTTTCGGCGGAGACGCGCAGCTGCTCGGCCGATTCCCGGCCTATTTCAGCCTCCACCCGTTTCGACTCGGCTACCTGGCGGGCCGATTCATTCCGTATGCGCGTCTGTTCATCCAAAACACGTTGTCCTTCGGCAGAGACGCGCAGCTGCTCGGCCGATTCCCGGCCTATTTCAGCCTCCACCCGCTTCGACTCGGCCTCTTTAATCTTCGCTTCAGTACCGAGAATCCATCCGGAAGATTCAAAATGCAGACACACGGATTTCGGTAACGAATCGCCTCCGTCAAGTTTTAATACCAGGTTTTCGGGCTTTTGCATGTTGTTTGTCATAAATTGTCAATTATTCCGATTCTGGATTCCACAATTTCGAAAGCAAAGGCTTTATCGCTGACAATGACCTTATCCCCCTTCGTAATTTTGCATTCGACAAAATATTTTCCGATCATACAACGTGTCATATCACCATCAATTTGAAATACCACCGTTCCATCGTCCTGTAATTCCAACGGATAAACCCCTTCACGCGGTGATGTAGAAAAGCGTAATTCCTTATATTTTCCGCTGATAAGAAAGGATATTGTATATTCTTCAATGTCCATGACAGGGCCTGCGCTTCCCGTCAAACCGGCTATTCCCGTCAGACATTCGCCCTGTTTGACAGATTTTGTCGGTTCACAATGAGATATATCAGTATTGGAATGCTGCATAATTGCCTGACTTCAAAATAGTTCAAAAAAAAAGAAAGATCAATTAGATGTTATTGGCTGCAAAAAAAAAGAGTACGTTCTATAACGAGCTACATGAAGCGATAATATACTGAAAGACACAACCGAGGGTATTCACAGCACTCTTTTTATGGGTTATGATATTACAGCAACACGGATAACAGGTTCGGGCGATGCCCTTTTAACCACAATCAGTTCGATGTGCGCTATGTTGGAAATCCGCGTCCATCCTTCACCGCCGAATCCCGTTTTCCTGAACAGTGCCACGCCGATACGGTGTTTTATGTTCCGGGTCGCGGCAAACCGTTTTTTAGTCGGAGAGATCGTCAGCGGTAATACCTGATTCAATTTCCGACCATCGCGGAACCACGGAACGATCCGTCCGGTCACCGGCCACCATGTGTCGGTTTCGGCAATCGTGCTGTGGACGTCTCGTCCGGTGGGTTCTGCCTGAACATAGGGAAGCATCGGGATTCGCCACCTGCGGCCCTCGCCTGCATGCTTCCGCTCCTGCATCAATACGAGGCGGTACGTCCCCGAATCGGCCAGCAGCGGCAGATCCTCATCCGCAACCCCTTCTATCACCGTGTAAAAATCATAAGGTCCGACTGTTGCTCCTTTCACCGGAGAAACGTTGCTCTTCTTGGTATGAATACAGAACTGTTCTGACTTTACCTGCGGCAGACTCCCCGTCGTCAACAGTTCGAGGTTCGACGTTTCGAGGTTGACTGATTCTGTCGCCAGGTTGCTATCGTCGCTTCCGCCTTCGTCGCAGGTAGTCCGCACCAGACAGAAAGCATCACAGCAATCCACCGCCGTCTGCCCCTCTTTGCCGAAATTCTCCCACAGCGTGAAGCTGTATTTTCCAACCCTCGACTGGCCTATGCCCGGAACGACAAATTCCAACACGTTCCCGCTGCGCGTAAATTCGACCTCCTCGGTCGTATGGAACGGCGTATGGCATTGCAGCTTCAGGTCACGTCCTTCGAATGAAAGCGCCTCCTTGTTGGTCAACACCGACCAGCGGACCCGGATGTCCTTACCTATGCGAATGTTTTTCATAATGCCCCATCAGAAATAACGCAACCGGCGTGTGGTGCAACTCGGCGTAAACAACGACCGCAACTCCTCCCCTGCGGTCTCGGCCTGCTCGGCCTGCTTCTGCCACAAATCCGGGTTGCGCAACCGATACCACCATGCCAGCATCGTAGCTTTCATGTAATCCTTCATCCTCCGTTCCATGATCTGCCGCGGCAGTTCGCGGGCTATCGTCACGTCGGCTGCAAACCGGTCCTCGGTCAGCGTGCATGCACGCACCGACAGCGGAAACCGGGCGCATAACTCCGCCGCCACCGACTGAAACTCCACGACAAAGGGATCTTTCTCGTCCGTTGAAAGCATATAATCGTCGTAGTATTTGTCGGCAGCTGCCGCATCATTTACTCGCATCGCCCGAAAATCGAGCGCCACCTGATTGATGCACTCGTCCAATATATCCTGCACCTGCAGCGTCACATGGTATGTTTTCATAACAGTTGCAGTATTTCAGCTACTTTGCCGGCGCATATCTGCATGGCCGCGATGTCGTTCATCACAGCCATCACCAACTCCGCCGTTTTCCAGGCTGTAATGTCGGCCAGTCGCTCGGGATAGGCGTCGTCCACCTCCGTGAACCCGAAATAACGAGCCTCTTCGACCGTAGCCCCGGCACCTTTCGACGAACTGAAATACTCCAGCCGACGATCGTCCTCGCATAATGCCACAACAGGCTTGCAGTCTCCGCCGCGGAGCACGGGATTGAACTGCTGGGCATACCGTTCGTCCGTGTCTCGAATAGGAATAATCACGGGGCGGCACCACCCTTTCATCCGGAATCGAAGCAGCCGGATGAAATCTTCCGGCAATAGCAGCGATCCCGTTCCGTCCTCCCGGGCTTCCAGCGACTGCACCGATAAATCCGTTCCGGGTCCGAGCGCTTTCAGCGGCACGGCGTGAACCACCCACCGGGCGGCTTCGTCGAGCACCCTGTCGACCGGAAAAAAGGAGGCGTTGCCAGCCTCCGACGTGGTATAAACCTCGTCAATGCACACCAACGCCTTCTCTTTTATGTCGTCCCGTAAAGCCATCTTCGGATTATTCCCAGTTGTCGAATACTATATTATAAACATTCCGTGCCTCCTCCTTCATCGCTGCGATGTCGGAGGTCTGCGAGAACGTCGCGCCGTGCTTCTCCAGCAGGTAGGCAATCGCCTTGTTCTTGCTGGTGACACTCTTTTCGTGCGTCAGGTTGTCTTCGGTTCCGGTCTCGCTGTCGGGGGCTTCTTCCTTGTCCGTTTTCGTCCCGGTGGCGACATCCGTGTTCCCTATGCCCCTTGCTTCAATCCCCTCTTTGTCGGGAATCGTTTTTCCCTCCTCCTCGATGAAAAAGAGCGAGCCGAAATCCCGGTGTTTTTTCAGCGCTTCGACCACCTCCGGATCGGCCGTTCCGAACTGGCTGTTTTCCGTGCGACCGAACATGACGATCGGCGAGAAATCCACTTTCACAATACCTCGTCCGGTCTTGACGAAAGTGGTATAGTTGCGGTTGAACCTCAACCGAAAAATCGTAGTACTTGCCATATATGAATCGAATTTAATGCGGGCGGAAGATCGCTCCCCCGCCCGCGGTTCGTGTTTAGAGGAACATCAGCGTATGCGTGTCGGGGTTCGTCACCTCCATCGTGAAGGCTTCGAGCACACGGGTGTCCTTCGAACGGCGCTCGCCCGCAGTGTCGAGGTCGAGGTCTTTGGTCTGGAGCGCCAACTGCTCGACCTTGCGCACGTTGGCCACATCGAGGATCAGTCCGGCGCTTCCGTACCCAGCCAGAGCCAACCCGGTGTGCATCTTGCAGAGCAGGCGTCCCGAGTTGGTCTCCACCTCGTTCCAGGTAATACCGAACTTCATGACGGTCTTTCCTGCTTCGAGCTGCTTCTGGAAGGTCGCCGATTCACTCAACCCGATGCCGAACTCCGAACCGTAGAACATCACGCGGGTGTCCGAGCCGTTGTTGGCGTCGAAGGTCTTGGCTACGGCGTGAATCAGGAACTTCTCGACACTCTGCTCGGCGTCGCGCACCAGCGTGTTTCCGACCTTGCGGATGATACCGTCCATCATGTACTTGGGTTTCTGCGAGATCGGGTCTACCAGCTCGCGCTTCACGCCGAACAGGGCGTTCATCTCGTTCTGATAGCGGAAGTCGAAGAGCGCCATCTCCTTCATGTCGGCCATGCCCCACTCGGTCTCCTTCTCCTGCACCTCCTGGGCAAAGAGCTGCGAGATTGTACACATGTTAGTCTGCACGTAGTTCTCGTCGTAGGTAGGCATCACAGTCGGATCGCTCGAACGGGCCGCCTCCTGGTCCATCGCGCTGCCCATACGGTAGAACGTCGTGTCGGCTTCGAATGCCGGGACTTTCGAAGCATTGACCGGATAGACCTTGATCGTCTTGGCGGAACGGTCGATCTCCACGATGTGCAGCACAAGCGGCAGGGGCGACACCCCGCTGGAGACTTTTTTCGCCACAGCGTCCGATCCGGTCGCAGTGTAGTTCGGGACGAGCAGGTTGCCGTTGAGCGACAGCGCATGCACCGATACCATTTTGATCGTCGCCACATCCGGTGCCGTCGCTTCCGTACTCAGTTCCTTGACCTTTGCCTGGACGCCGCGTGCAACGACTGACGGATATTTGTAAATGTCCGATTTGGTGGTTCCGGTGCCGATCTCGCGCAAAATGGTGTCCATCGGGAATCGAGACGGGAAAATCTTCGCCAGTTTCTGACTAAACGTCGGTTTGTTCACCTCCTGACGCACGAATCCGTCCGTTTGGGATTCGTCCTTCACGGTTCCAACGACGCCTTGCACGGTCTGTTCCTCCGGAGCTCCGGCGAATGCAGCCATCACGCAGCCACCGCCGCCCGACAGCAGTTCGAAAATGTAGTCCTGCGCCACCACGGCCATCGCCAGCAGCACAACGAAGCAGATGGTTCCTGCTACGAAAAGAATTTTTTTGGTTTTCATGTTCTGATCTGTTTGAAAGTTTGATTTTCTGTTGTATTTTTTCTTGTGATTACTTCAGCATGTTGTACCGCCGTTCGTTCCGTTTCAGTATCTCGTCGATCATGTCGCTTGGCTCCGCCGGTGCGGGCGGTGCGATCTGCCCCGTCGAGCTTCCAGGACCTGGCAACCCGTCCGTCGCCTCCTGTCTGCGCTGCCGTTCGGCGTCGATATTGGCATTCATCCCTTCGACCTTTCCGACCTCACGGGCATCGGCCACGTCTTTCGAATAGTTCATGGCGTTGCGGAACATGTTGAGCACATCCACGGTCAGCCGCCCGTCCAGATACGCCTCCATGATGTCGTCCACGTACTTGCCGAGCGCTGCGGCCTCCTCCTCCGACATTTCGTTGTCGGCAAGATACTTTTCCACAATCTCACGGCTTGCTTCCAGATTCCGGTCGAGTTGCTGCTGATACTCCTCGCGGGCCTTGCGGCGCGACGCACGTTCTTCCCGGGACTTGCGCAGTTGCTCGAAACCCGGATCGTCCTCCCCAACTTCCAACTCGTCCTCGTCGATATTGCGCCGGATCGCCACTCCGAGAGGCATCCCTGGATTCTTCGCCAAGTCATCGGCAATCGCCATGATCTCGGGATATTTTTCCGCGATGCTGCGGATTTTCTCGTCAGCCGTCCGGTAATCCGCCAGCGACTTGTCGGCCTCCTCCAACCAGTCGGCCACACCGTTTTCCAGTTCCGCATCGTCCTCCCAGGGTCGATCGGGGAATTTTGCGAGCATAAAAGCCCGAACCCGTCCCGCCGGACGTTCCGTTGCCGGAACCGGCGTTGCTTCGTCAGCCTCCTTTGCTGCTGTTGCTGCGGCTTCCAAAATATCTGTTTCTGGAACCTGCTGCTCTTTGTCGTCTTTCTTTGCCATCTTTTTGTCTGTTTTTAAGTCGAAAAAACGAGTTCAATAACTTTTCGCTGTAAATGTAATTATTTACTATATTTTTGATAAGTAAATTAAATCACTTACTTTTGCCACGAAAGCACAAAAAAATTCCACGGACAATGGATATAAGGCAGGAACCGCAGACACGTCAGGAGTTCATTCGCAACAAGCACCGGGAGATTTACCGGAAATACCTCGAACTGCTGAAAAAGGAAAAGAGCGAGAATTCCCTTCGTGCAGAGCATATCGGCAAGCTCTACTATGCCCGGATCATCGCACGGGACATGATTCCGCCGATGGCTCCGAAATACATTCAGAAAATAATAAACAGCTGTTTGCGGGAAAGTGATAACCGAGGTTAGAACCCCCGAGGGCATCCGGCAGGTGCTCCGGGAGAACGACGACCATAACCGCCGCCTTTTCGAAAAATACGACCCGCTTACGGGGGCCGGCTCCCCCATCCCGCGCGAGAAACTGCGGATCGACACCGAGCGTTTCATCCTCGTTCCCGACTACCTCTACCGGACGCCCGTTTTCCAACAGATCGCCGAGGCCGGGTCGCTTGCGGCCTTCGCCGCACGGAACGGTCTGTCGTTCGACAAGTGCTGCGATTTCCTCAACGGCGAGCGCATCCATTACGATTTCGAATACTGGGCGGCGACGTGCGCCCGGATCAAAGACAAGAAATCGGGGAAAATCATCCTCTTCGTTCTGCGGCGGCCGCAGTTAAAATTACTCAACGAGTTGATTGCGGCCCTTTTCGCCGGGGAGCCGATCCGCGTGATCGTCCTCAAAGCCCGCCAGTGGGGCGGTTCCACCCTCGTCCAGCTTTTCTATGCGTGGATTCAGCTATTCCACCGCATCAACTGGAACAGCTGCATCGTCGCCCATCAGAAAGACCAGGCACGCAACGTGCGGGCCATGTATTCGCGCATGGCGCAATACCACCCGAAAGAGGTGTTCCCGGTCCGTTTCCAGAATTTCGAGGGTTCGCAGTCCAACCGGCAGCTGGAGGAACGCGGGGCCGTCGTCTCGATCGGCTCGGTGCAGAATCCCGAGGCGCTGCGCTCCGACGACCTGAAACTGGCCCATTGCACCGAGGTCGGACTGTGGGAGGACACCCCCAAGCGCAAGGCCGCCGACGTAATCCAGAGCGTCGTCGGTTCCATCCCCGACGATCCCTACACCAGCGTCGTGCTGGAAAGCACGGCAAAGGGCGTCGGCAACTATTTTCACGATACCTGGATTAAAGCGGAGAAAGGTGAAAACGGCTTTAAACCCGTCTTTGTCGCCTGGTTCGAGATCGACCTCTACTACCGCCGTTTCCGTACCGAGCAGGAAAAGTCCGACTTTGTGCGCAGCATGACCGAAGAGGAAATTTATTATTTCAACCTCGGGGCGACGCTCGAAGGTCTGAACTGGTATCGTCAGAAACGCCGCACCATGCCTTCCGACTGGCGTATGCGATGCGAATATCCCTCCACCCCTACCGAGGCATTCGCCACTACGGGCCGCAATGTCCATAACCCGAACGACATCCAGCGAATGACGGCCCAATGCTGCGCCCCGATCCACCGGGGCGAACTGATCGCCGACGCCGCCTACGGCCCGCAGTCCATCGACGATTCCCTGACCTTCGTTCCGAACCCGCAGGGCACGCTGTGGCTGTGGGCGCTTCCCGACAAGAGCCGCCATGTCGCCAACCGTTATGTCGTCTCGATGGACATCGGCGGCAAAAGCGACGATGCCGACTGGACCGTGATTCGCGTGATCGACCGCTACATGAAACTCTTCGGCGGCGACGAAGAGTGCATCGGCACGTGGCGTTTCCACATGGACCAGGACCTCGCCATCTGGAAAGCCGTGCAGCTGGCCGAGTTCTACAACCACGCGCTGTTCGTCCCGGAGTTCAACTCCATCAAGAAGCATAAACCCGAGGACAGCGATTTTTTCTACACAATCCTCGACGAGATCGTGGACGTTTACGACAACATCTATTCGCGCGACGACCCCACGAAAGTCCGCGAGGGCGTGCCGCCCCGGTACGGCTTCCACACCAACAAAGCGACGAAGGACGACCTGGTTACGCAGATGCAGCGGCGTTTCCGCGACCAGCTTTACGCCGAGAATGACCTCCGAGCACTCGACGAGGCCATGACCTACGAACAGAAGGCCGACGGTTCCTACGGCGCCGTGGACAAGTTCCACGACGATATTTACATGGCAACTGCCATCGGCCTGAAAGTCTCGTCGGTCATGGACCCGCCCGTTGAAATTCCCCTCAACGAAAAACCCCGGTCTAAAAGGACCGAGGTTCGCACACATGCAAATTTCTGACCTATGCCGCGGGCTTGTTCGGCATCCCGGGCACTTGCCCGGAAGATTGCGCCCCGAACATCCGCGCCAGCAATGCCGTAGCCTGCGGATTCGCCCTCTGTGAGGCTTCTGACTGCACTTGCGCCATCGCCTCCGGATCGAGCTGCTGGCCCTGCTCCTGCTGCTGACGGAGCGACTTGATCTGCGCCGCGAGTTTCTTGCCGAAGGGCAGCGTAGTGTTTTCGAGAAACAGGTCGAACGGCATCCCCAGCTTCACGAACTCCATCAGGTAATCGTCGATCCGCTGACGGAACACCGGTGCATCCGCGGCCTGCGCGATCACCAGCGCGTAGTTGTCGGCAATAGCCTGCGCCTTCTCGGGAATGTATTCCGCTGCCGCGTCGCTGTATGTCTGCCCGGACACGGACAGGTGACGCCGCTTGTCGTAGTACTGGATCAGCACTTTCAGCAGCTTATCGTCGCGCTTGCGACCAAATTCGTTGAAGCGATCGAACAGAAGCACGAAATTCAACAGGGCGTTCTGCGCCTGCTGGGCATACAGCGATGAAGGTGTCCCCGCTTTTGCGACCTGCCCCTGCAAAGCCCCTGTTAGTCCGGCGATCTCCTTTGCCTGTTGCATGTCGAAGTTCAGTATCTCCCAGACGCCGATATTCGTCGAGTTCCGCGACAGATATTCCGGCAGCGGCACGCCAGCCTTCGCTTTGTATCTCACCACGCCGTTGATTCGCTCGATCTGCTCGGCATAATCTTCCAGGGTCAGGTCTGCGGGTATCTGCTCCTCGGCGATGAACAGCGTGTTTTTCGCGCTTCCGGCGATGATCGCGTCGAGCATGGTTCGCTGCCGGTTGATATTGCGCTGAATGTCGATCAGGTCCGACAGCAGCGGTTTCGCCAACCCGTCCACAATCGGCATGGCCGCAAATACATACGGATGCTGCTGGTGCTTGTAAGGGGTCTCCATTTCGAGCAGACATACCCCCTGCGGGGTCAGGTATTTAACATACCAATACTCCTCGTACCGGCGTTCGTACTCGATCCGCGCATCCTCGGCATCCGCTTCCGTCAGCCCCGCGGCCAGCGCCTGCTCGCGGCGTCGGTCGTTCTCGGCCTCCGCGGCCCGCTCCACGGCATCGAATCCCTCCAAATACTCTTTCGGCAGGTCCGCCGTAGCACGGTCATGCACCCACAGCACCCACCGGCCCAGTTTCTGCCACACCTCGATCACGCGGCATTTGTTCAGCGCCGAAGTGTTCTGCCAGAAATCCAGCGTCGCAAGGGTGTCTACCGCAGTCTGATTCACCGTTTCGGCGATGCTTCCGCGGCTGAACATCGGAGCATACAGTTCGCGCAGCGCCTGCTCGTCCGACGGTGTTTTGGCAAAATTCGCCAGCAGCTCCCCGGGCGTATAGTCATGCAGTTCGAAAATACGCCGCAAGTCGAACATGCGCGGGTCCTCACAGTCCTGATTCCATCCGATACGGTTCTGATTCACGAAATAGATTTTTCCGTCCGTGTCGTTTCGCTCATCCCACGCTGTATATGTCACCTTTCCCCACGATATGCCCATCGACAACAGGCAGAACAGGTGATTGATGTCGAGCGTCGGATTTTCGTTCAGTTCCAGACACGCCTGCAACGTATTGGTGAGCATTTCGGCCACCACGTCGTCCTCGCTGCGCCGAGCCCTCACAACCGACTGGTATTTGTTCGAAAGCATCTGCCCGAGGATGTTGCGGATGAACTCCTGCATAATATTCAGCGAGATCGGCGTTATCCCCGTCCGGGAGATCAACACCTCTTCGCGGATCATCTTTCCCGCGTTGTCCGGATCGGCCACCAGGTCGCTCCATTGATCGCCGCCCATGTAACGCATGAACCGTTCGTGATCGCGGCGTTTCCCGTCCAACTGCGACCAGTCGTTCAGGCAGGCATACAGCAAGTCCATGTTCTCGCTCCTCTCCGCCTGCGAGCGGCGGATCTGCGACATTACGCCTTTCGGATATTTCGCCGCTCCGTTCTTCCTGCCCGACGCCAACGCCCGCAAACGCCGGATGTCTACACTCTTTTCAGCCATATATTACTGTTATTTGTTGTTTTCCACATCGACCATATATTCTCGTTTCCGATCCATCAATTCCCGCATCCGCTCCGCATAGCGTTCGTTGTACACGATCACCGCATCGAGTTCCTTTTCCTCTTTGTTGATTTTCCACGCCATCCGTGCCCGCTTCTGCCAGCGTTTCTTCTGTTCGGGGGTTAGCCCCTCCCAGTCGTAGTCCGTGCGCATACCCCCCGCGGCCGTCACCCCGGAGTTTTTCAGAGCCGCCGCATACTCCGCATCGAGTTGCTTCAACTCCGGAACCGTTACATTTCCGTAGATGTCGCGTTCGGCCTGTATCCCCAGCGCTTCGGCCTGCCGGTAGGCGGTGTAGTTGCGCGTCCACTTGTCGCGGCGTTTCTTATCTACTCGTTCAGCAATGCGCCGCTCAATGAAGATCATCCGCTCGTGATATTTCTCTTCGGTCTCCCCTTCTTTGGGTTTGCCGGCAAGGAGTTTCGCCTGCGACTGCGGAGCGTTGAGTATCCACATCAGGTCCTCCACATCCACCCCGTCGCGGATCATGCCCGTGATTCCCTGATACATGTTAACGAACGATTCGAGATCTATTCCAAGTCCGTTCGCCGAGAGCGTTTGCAGGGCCAGATAAGCCGCCGTCTCGTTCCACGCATCGGGATTCTCCTTTTTGACGATGCGCCACAGCCGGTTCGTGAATGAGATCATGTCCGACAGCAGCACCGAGGGATTCGCCCCGTAACCGCTGGCGAAACCTTCGGCCAGCGATCCGACCGTCGTATTGCGCACGGCAGCCACGAAGGCCGATTTCGCCAGTTCACCGGGTATCTCGTCCCGGGTTTCCGGAGCAAAGAGATATTTCCATACGTTGTTGCCCAGCCCCCACAGGATATTCAGCCCGAACATGAATACTACAATGTTGAACAGCGCCCCGAGTTTTGCCTCCACGACCTCTTTCAATGCCAAGTCGGAGGCCTCGTCGTCCGAAAATCCCTGCTCCTTGTAATACTCCGTCCGATTCCTGCGTTCACGCATCGTGTCGCGGAACAGTTCGTCGATTCCTTCCAGTTGCTTGCGCAGGTAGGCGAAGTTCGAGTTTTGGAACGTAGACATGGACACGCTCCAGAAATCCCGGTCGGCCTGCATCTGCCCGATATACATGCCTTCGCTCGATTGCTGGGTCGTGTTGATCGACACCGCAGCGTCAATGCGGGCCATCCGTTCGGCTTCGGCCGCGGATTTTCCGCGCTCCATGTATTCGGTCCGTCGGAAATCATATACGGCCTTCGCCCCGTTCGCACAGGTCAGCGCATCCACGAAAGCATTGGGCAGCATTCCGTACTTATTCATCTTATCGAGCCATTTGTCGAGCAGCGGCGCAGTCATTTGCGCCAGCTTCTCGTTGCCGGCCATGCGGCCCAACCACCGTTCGCGGAACGACGGAATGTTGTCTATACACCAACGGAAATTCTTCGCCCAAGTAGTTGGTGCGAGGTTCTTCGTCAGCTGCGCCCAGAATTTCGGATTCGGGGAATAGGCATAGAACGCCGGATAGGAAAGCACCTGTTTCAGCGCCGTGTTCACGCGGAAAGCGATCTTGCTCGACGCGGCCAGTTTGCCAAGCGCAATCCATGCGCGGTTCACGTCGTTCGCCTGTGGACGGTAACTGTCGGCTGCAAGCTGCGCGGCCACCTTCAACCGCTTGTGCAACCCCGGATTTCGGGTGTCGAGCATCCGCCGGAACTTCGTGCTCGTCAGCAGCGCATTCATGTCGAGTACGACCCGCGTAAAGGCATTCCAATGTTCCATCTGCTGCCCGTGCTCCAGCATCAGGTCGAGAGCATTCGTGTGCAGGTTCAGGATTTGGTTGTTGCGTGTACGCCTGATGATCGACCCGGTAATAGCCGACGGCAGCGTGTCCGGATCGGGTTCCGAACCGTCCACCACCTGTCGCACGTAACTTTTCTGAATTTTCAGCGGCACGTAGTTCTCGATCCGGGCCATCTGTGTCCCGAAGACAGCAAGATGCGTCGCATTATAGGTTTTCCGGCGCTCGGGCAGGAACTCGTTCTGGAGCCAGTCGGCGAACTGCACGTAGCGCGCCGGAAGAATTCCGACCAGCGCATCCACTTCCTCCTCCGTTATTCCCATGCGTTTGAGTTTCACCTGCCCGTCGGTCATTTTGTTCGTCATGTAGATATACAGCGCTTCACCGATCGTCGGGTTGTACTCCTCTGCCGCGGCTACCCTTTCCGGATTCCCGGCATCGGTCCCTTTCTGCTTATCCCGCTCCGGCTTCCGGGGCGCGGCGTTCGTGATCGTGATCGTCGCTTCCGTGGGTACGTTGCTGTCTGCCACGACCTCGGGATAACTTTTACCGAATACGGCCCGTGCCTTTTCGTCGAGCACCCGTTTGAAATCCTCGTAACCGATATAATAACGGCCGCGGGCCTCCACGTAGCCGTCCGTGCCGCGCATGAAATGATCGTACAGCGCACCCTCGCCCTTCGGGGCGTTCACGCTTATCGTCTTCAGCAGATAGTCCATCGAATAGGCCGGGGAGAGCAGAAATTCGACCGTTCGCCGATACCCCTGCGTCCATATGCCGGGCCGCTTGTCGAGCACCGGAATTTTCGTTCCGTCGTCCACATCGTGAAACGCATCGTTTACGATCTTCTTACGGCGCTCTTCTTCCTGCTTTTTCCATTCGGACAGTATCTCGCGGCCGGCGCCTATCTGTCCCGAAAGCAGCCCCGCCGTCTCTTTGAGAGCCCCTGCCCGATGTCCCTTCGTTTCGACACGCTCGGCCTCCAGCGCATCGATCAGTTCGTTGTTATAGAGTATCTGCTTTTTCAGTAATTCGAACAGTTCCTTATGCCCGACCTTGTTGGCCGCTATCCGCTCCCGGCGCAACTGCGTATTACGCGCCCGTAGCGCTTCGACCTCCCGGTCTATCTCGTCAACCTCCCGGCCATAGCGCACGGCCTCCTGATAGGCTTCGAGGGCGCTGACGGCATCCAGGTCGTAGAGCATGTCGGCATCCTCCTGTTCGCGCAGATCCCCGGCGACTTCCGCCGCGGGCCGGTCGAGGTTATTGCGGAAAATCTCGAACATCCGCCGTGTTCGGTCATCCACCTCTTTCGCCACCGAGACCCCGCGCGGCCCTTCGCCCTGCACTTTCAGTTTCAAAAAGTCGTCCACCACTTTCTGCAAACGCTTTATTTCGAGGTCCGTCACAACCTCGGCGATGCGTTGCAGGGGTTTCTCCACCTCCTGCCGGGCTGTGGCCTCCTCGATCTGCCGGACAATGGCGTCGAACTCGCGCTTGCCCATAATCTCCACCAAGTCGGTGCCGACCTCCTTGCGGACGCGGCGGCTGACGATCTGCGCCACGGAACGGGCTGCGGCCTTGCTTTCACGCACGGCACGCCGCAAGTCGGAGATCAACTGCTGTTGTTTGGTAAGTTTCGGGGCGTCATTCCTCGAATCTCCGAATGAAAAACTCGGACGCTCTAAATCTCTTCCACGTCCACCAATACGTCCTCCGGCGTCCGCGGCAACTCCTGCTGCGCCTGCTCCAATGCGTTCCGGAACTGCATCCCCTGCCGTTCCAGTTCTTCCGCCCGTTTCATCTGCCGTTCCGTCGCCTTCGCGGGCAGGAAATAATCGAGAATCAAGTTGTCTCTCAACTTCTCCCGGGATATTCTGTCTCGTTCTTTCTGTGCCATATTGATCCGCTTTTATGTTTTGCAGGTTCTCAACAATCAAATCTTTCAGTCGGGACGGAACGTCGTGTTCTTCCATGTACATGATTACCGGATAGATCGGACCATTCTCCGTAGCGAAAAACTCTGCCAACAGTCCCTTTCTGTACAACAGATCGACACCGCGGCTAATCATTTCATTCGCGCCCTGAATCATGCTCTCGACGCTGTTCTCGTCCACATGGTACGAAGCATTACGCTCTTCGAGACGCTTATTCATGTAGTCCGCTCCCATCTCCTCGGCTGCATCGTACAACTCATCCGGAGTGAACAATGCCTCCGTGATGTCATGCGCCTGCTCATGGATATAAATCACTCGGGCATGCACCTTGTCTGCAACAGCGTCACCCCGGATGACGATTTCGCCTCGCCATTGCGCACCCTCCGGACAATGTTCGGGAGAGATTCCTTTCAGCTGTTCATCCGTAGCCCCCATTTCCCGCAGTCGGGCGATAAACTCATCGGCATTGCGTACTACGACAGTCTGTGTCGGAAGGTTTATTTCGCGCTGCATATCGTACACCGCATCCTCCACGGCCTGCAGATGGGCATCGCCCGCGCCATCCTTGCCGAATGTATCGGCTACCGGATCCGACTGCATGTATGCCTCGATCTCGGCTTCCACCGCGGCAATCTGTTCGTCAAAGTTAGCAATATTTCCGCGGTCGGCAATCAGCGCATCGCGCTTATTTTCCAACTTTTCGAGCGTCGTCACCCGCCGCTCGGTAAATTCCCGCGCATTCGCTAAACTTGCGGCTCCGCCGCCCAACGCTTCGCGTAGAATAATCTGATCCTTCCGGGCCACATCCTCCGTCTCCTCGGCCAACGACGCCAACCGTTCTTCAGCCGACATCCCAAGGCGTTTCTGCACATTACGAGCTTCAACCTCACCAGCAATATTAAAATATGCTTCACCTGGAGACACCCTTCGCGATGCTTGCGATAACCGATTGTATTCCCGGCGTAGTTCTTTATCGTCCATTGTCATAATGTCGCGCGAAATGCTCTCGCCATAACGTGCTTCATCCGCAGCCATGTTCCGCATGAATCTCGACAATGGATAATCTTCGCGCATCGTGTCCTTCAGGCTTTCATATATAGCAACGTCCTCTATAAAATTACGTTGCCAATCCGTCAGCGAATCTCTCTGTTTCGCAATACGTTCCCCTATGGTCAGATTTCCGCCTCTCGCAAAGCCCTCAATATCTTGAATCGCATGTTGAATTTCGTGTGACAAAACCGATCTGGCACTCTTTCCGAACGCTTTTTCCGTAGAGCCTTTTCCCCACATTAGGTCGTAATACTCCTTGCCAATATCGGAAGTGAAAAACTTTTTCATAGCCATGTTCATCTCCGCCTCTGTTGCATCTTCGGCATCAAAAACATTGCTATATTCTTTGTATTCCGCAGATCGTTCTATTTCGCCGATACGTTTTTTTACATCCTCTTTCTTATCTTTATATGTATCAATGTTTAATATCAGTACATTATTGTGATAACTTCCAGATTCCCCTTTGGGAAGAGTCTGTATTCCAACTTCAATATCCGCGAGTTGTGGGTAAGCAGTGAACAATTCCGTAGCATCAATCAATTTCCCGAGTTTTGTCTTATACCAGACATCCCCTTCTTCGGTCCGATTAACCGTCATTTCAGGTTGCCTTATCACCTTTATGTCGGGTATTTCATACCTCCACTTCCCGTCAGTACCCCGCTCCCAGCCGGTCGCCATCTTAATCGCAAGTGCATCCTTCCCGGCCGTCTCCATACTGCGGGCTGCGGCCAGGTTATCGAGCCTTACGGATGCCTCTTCGGCCTTGTCGAGATTTTCAGCACCCCGTTCACCGATAAAACTGAACCGAGCTTCGGAATTGCTCCCGACTTTCGCATATTGCCCCTCATCGGATGTTATCCATGCCACATCATCCACAGAAACCTCCTTTCTGTACACCGGTCCGCCTCCAGCATAATCCGCAGCATTCATCTGCGACGGCGAAACGAATACTCCCTGTTTGATGGGATAGGAACTGTACACGGTTATCCGGCCTGTTTTTGCCGCTTCTTCCAGCATGTCCAAGCCAATATCAGGATATGCCGTATCACCCTCTGATTTGGCTTCGTTTACGACCTCTTCGAACGACTTTATATCTTCGATATTTCGGATACCGGTATGCACATCGTCTCTCATCGGATTATAACGTTCGATGATCTCCAACTGCATCTGCTTATGCCCGGCAGCCCGCTGCGGCTCCGGTTTGGGTCCCCGGACTTTTTGCAGGTCTATCCCTTCCACAAAATCACGCAAAGGCATCTGCGCGAATTTTTTAGGCGTAAGATCATCCAATTCACGCTTCGTCCATTTTGCAAACGTGCCTTTCAGAAACCCCCAAAATTTGCGCATCCACGCACGCAATTTACCCAACAGCACCGATGAATCGGTTATCGCGTCTTGTTTTCCGGCAAATTCGTCGGCAACGATGCGCGAGAGCGTTTCACTCACCCTCAACTCTTCGGACAACTCTTTGTAATTCGGATCGGCGTTCACCTCGTCCCAAACAAGGGTATGCTTCATCAACTCCACACCGCGCATCCATAGTTCAGGATTTTCCCGGGCCACGATCTGCGACCACAGCTCCGTATATTCGTGCATCGGCGTCGCAGCATTCATCCGCTCGCTGTCGAGGTATATTTTTCCGCCTGCCGTGAATCCGTACACCTCGCCCTCCAGAGTCCGGAAATAGCGCGTTTTTTCGTCTTGCGGAACTATATTTTCCGGCCCGATCTTTGGATTCTCGAAATTTGTTACTATCTTTACAGCAGTAATAAGCCTTTGATCGGATGCACTTGGGCCGAAGGAGCCCCCCGTGATCAACCAATCAGAGGCTTTTTCTTTGTCCACCCATTTCAGATTTTCCGCACCGAAATCCGTCAGCGGCGTGTTCATATCGGTCAGTAACCGATCGATCGACTTGCCATGCACACTTACCACCTTATTGATCTTGATACCATCCACCGTTTGCCGGAATCTTAATGCGACTGCAATACGTTCGGTTTCACGAGGGGTCTCGGTTATAACGATGGTCGTTTTTACCTTGTTCCCCCACTCATAAACCATGATCGGGTTTTCCAGCGCGGCAGGCAGGTTCCTAATGTCATCAGCCGTCAATCCGTGCTTTTCCATGTGGTCCTTTAATACCCGCTGTGCAATCGTCATGTACGCATTACGGATGCCGCATGCCAACAACGTCGCCCCAGGATAACCGAGGTCTATTTTATCCCCCGAGGGTAGTTTTCCTTCGGTGAATAGATCCAACTGCGTATTGTAGCGCTCGTTCGCCTCGGCCACCTGTCGCCGCCGTATCTCCATACCGCGCCCCATAATCCGGTCATAAGCCGCCAGGACCGCGGCCGGATCGGTCACGACATTCTCCGCTCCGATCACCCGCCGCAGTTGGTCCACAATCACCTTCCACCGTTCGGGCGTAACACCCGCCGGAGCCGCTGATGCACCGCCCACTACCGAGAACGGTACATCGTCAGGCCCCGGTTGTTCTGCTATTACCGGCTCCGGCCGACTGTTGTACCTCTCCTGGTCATACGCTTCCGCCGCTGCCAGGTCCTCCGCATCCCGCGGAGCCCCATCGTCCTCCGTATGCCGGGCTGCCATGTCGCGCAACTGCTCCATTGCCGATGCCCGCGACGGCGTGGCGAGCAACACGTCGATCACCTCGTCGCGCAGCGCCGCATCGTCCATATCGAAGGCATATCCGTTACTGTCCTGCCACAAGTCATGCACGTACCTGCTGACGTGCTTCGCTCCCGTGGCCTCGCCCCCGAGCATTCCGAACCGTGCCCGGCGTTCGCCCTCGTTCCCCGCAAACCCGAGTTCCGTCGCCACGCCGCGCTTCGTCCCATCCGGACTGTCATTCCACACGAACCGCTGCCCGCGGGCAATGTCGGCCAGCACCTGCGCCCGGACGTTCGGCAATCCCTCCGGGAACAACCGCTCGATCTCCTGCGAAAAGTTCTCTGCCGGTGCCTTTCCGACAACGGGTTCTTCGACTGCGCCCAACTGTTCCAGCGCCCCGGCCAGCCGGGCATCTTCCTGCTGCATGGCGGCGAGGCGCTGCTCCACGGCCATCGCCTTGTTCAGATCGCCCATCCCGTCCAGCGACTTGCGCAACTTGTCCATACTCTTCGCATTGGCCTTTCGGGCTGTTTGCAGACGTTCCACGGCCTTGTCATGACCGACTGCCGCCGACATCTCCACGGCCAGCATGTCCGCCGGCATGGCGTTGAAATCCGGCTGTCCGTTCTTCTGTCGCGGGATTTCCGGTCCTACGGCCTGTTCCTGCGCTTCCTCCGGAGCTTCCGTTTCATCTGCCACTATCGGAGCCGTGTTCCCGTCCGATCCGACTGCCTCCGGCACAGATTCCTCCCCCACGGGTCCGACAATATCCCCGGCCTCCACTCGCCCGGTCACAATCCGACCTTCGGCATCCTGCACCGCCACGTTGAAACTGCCGTCCTCGTTCACTCCCTCGACGGCACCGATGCGGCCGTCCTTCAACTGCACCAGGCCACCAGTCTCGACCGCCTCGGCCAACGCTTCCTCGCGGGCCGCCGTGTCGAGCTGTTCGCGGATCGCCTTCAACGCTTCCGCCCGGGCGTCGTTCGTGCTCACCGCCTCAACGATCATGTCGATCTCCCGGACCGACACCTGGCGCATCTCCCCGTCCTCATAGCGCACGACCACGGTAGAGTCCGACTGCGTGGCATCCACCTCCCCCGTCTCCGGATCATAGACCAGATTGGCGCCCTTGATAATGTTCGCCTGCCGCCCGTCCTGCATCGTCGCCGTGTAAACCACACCGTCGTCACGGTTCTGCGCCTGCGTGATCGCCTGCTCCGCCACCTCGACCAACTGCTTCTCGGCCTGCTGCTCGGGCGTCGGTTCCGACCGCAGTTCCTGCGTAGCTATCTCTTTCAGCCGGGCAGCGTATTCGGCCACCGCGGCCCGCTCTTCGGGCGTCCGAACCTCCTCGCGCCGGGCCAACGCCTGTTCGAATTCGCCCTCCTGGAGACCGTGTTTCCGACCGATCTCTGCGGCCAGCATCCCCGGAACATCCACAGTCCCGGTACCGGCCTGCCCGGAAAGCTCCACGACCCGCCGGACCAACCCTTTGTCATACGGCTGTCCTCCGACAGCTTTCCGCACCTCGTTCTTCACGGTTTCAACCGGCACGCCCCGCTCTACGGCATATGCCTGCGACGCCTCGTCGAACGCCTGCACCCGGTCGATCAAGGCTTCGTAATACTGAATACTGTTGACCTCCCGCACACCGGCACTCTCGCGCTCGAACGCCTCCGCGGCTTTTTCCGAGGAGAACGCGCGCCGCTGTACCAGGTTCCCGGCCGGATCGAGCAGGTCCACCGTTGTCCGGCCGTCCTCACCCACGATCCGCCGCACGTCGGTCGTCAACGGCAACCGCTCCGGGATGCGGCCCTCCACCAAATACATCAGCTTTGCTTTCGCCGACACGGGAACCTCCGGCGACCGCATCACGTCGGCATATTGGCTTCCCAACTGCTTTGCGGCTCGCTCGGCCACCTCACGCCCCGATGCCGTCTCTTTCGCGTTCAACAGGTCGAAAACAGCACGTTTGTACGAGCGTCCGTCCACTCCTGCACGGCCGAGAGCCTCTACCTCTTCGGGTGTAAACTCCGTCTCGGCAATCACCTTATCGTAGAACCCGGGATTCTTCGCCCGTCCCCGTTTCAGGGCGCCGACACTCTTCATAATGCCAAGCACACCGACGCTGTGAGCGAAATCCTCGGCCAACTGCTCCGGCGAACCCCATTCTCCCGTGCGCAACCCGTCGTAAAGGGTCCCCATACCTACGAATGCGGCATTTTCCGCCGCAAACCCGCCCAGTTCCGCAGCATAGCGTCCCAACCGTGACGTGGCCGCATCGGCCACGCGTCCCGTTGCCATCCCGATCCCCGGAAGCAATGCCCCCGTAGCGAAACCGCGGCCCATTGCCCCGATTATATCCCCAAAACTCGGATTTTCTCCAGCTGCGGCCATCGCCAGCGGCGTCGCCACGGTATCGTAGGTACTGAGTGTGGTTCCGCTTGCCACCAATCCCTGTGCAAGACGTTGCGCCGGACTCCCGGCCACCAGCCTCCGGGCCACTCCTTCGGCCCCCTCCGTGATTCCCCGCGCCATCAGCCGCTTTATTACGCTTCGCTCGGCTATCCGGCGCAGACCTGCGGCCCCAGCTTTACCCAATGCCCCGCCTGCGGCAAACACCGGACCGCTCGACAGTAGTCCGACCACTTCACCGCCGATGCGGCTTGCGATCGACGGATCGTACTTTTCCAATGCCCGTTGCATGATCTGCGCATGCAGGGCCTTGTCGCCTCCTGCTGCATTGCTGACGGTCCACTCCGTCAGCATCCCCGGCACCGAAGCGTTGAGCGCGATCCGGGTAAATGCGTCCAGTTCGCTTTCGGGCATGTTACGCCGGGCCATTTCCTCCACAAGCCGTTCAGTTATCCCCTGCTGAAACTGCTGCGCCTGCCGTTTCCAGGCGGCATCCGCGGCTTTCTGAAAGGCTTCCTGCTCCCCGACTATCCGTTTTTGCTCTTCCGACACGGCCTTATCATACTGTTTGCGCTGTGCAGGCGACAACGCAGTCTGCAACCGCTCGATCTCTTCATCCGATACCTCCCCGCCTGCGGGTACAACTCTCTGTAAACGGTCGGCCGCCGCCGCAAACTCGGGATCGTCGGCCAGCCTGTCGGCAATGTAAGCATTCGCCTTCCCGGGGTCAATTCCCGACAGGACCTCTTCCACGATTCGCGCAGGTCCGCGTTCGCTGCGGCTCGTCGCAGCCGTCCGTACCGCATCGGCCACATAATCCCCCACCGGGTCGATATTGAAATGCTCCAACCAGCGTCGATCCCTCGCTTCACTTTGTTCGGTAAGCACTTTGCGGGCACGTTCGTCAGCCGCAGCCTGCATCGGTTCGATTCCGGGCATGACTTGTTCCCGGAAAAATTCGTCCAGATCCCGGTCGCTCTTTCGCAGTACCGTCCCCGACGGCAGCGCCATGTCGCCCGCCGCCGGAGCCTCGCTGCGTTCCGGATCGAGCAGCACACCCGACCGAACCGGAGTTGGATTCAGTATGCCACGCACATCGAAGCGCTCCACGGGCATCCGTCGTCCCGTTTTCTCCGCAGGGACCGACACGGCTCCGGTCTGCAACGTCTCGACAGTCTCCGACGCAGGCATGGATTCGGCAGCCCTCTCCCCCTGCCAACCGTCCATCATCCGCTGCGACTGCTCCAAAAAAGCCAACTTTTTCTTTCCGCGGAAATTCGGCGTCCATCCGGGTTCCCGCTCTTGCTCGGGCCCTATCCACGGATCACTTGGAACCCAAAATCCAGGATCGGCCGGCGATAATACCGCCGTATCGGTCCTTTCCTTCGACAACTCTTTACCAGTGCCGAATATCTCTTTCAGCGGACGTGCCGGCTTGCGCTCCATCCGGCGCTTCCCGGCACCTAAAATCTCCCCCAGCGGTCGTTTATTCTGATGTGCCATGATGTCAGTTCGTGCGAATGAATAAAACAATGTCGTCAACGCTATACCCTTCGGCCAGCGCATCGGCGATTTGCTCCCAGCCTATTCCGACGGAAGGTTTCGCAGTGATCGCCTCTTGCAAAATCCCGATGTCGTAATCCGACAGTTCATACCGCTTTCGGATCGGCGCGATCTGTCTTGCCAGCGCCGTAGCGGCTGCCACTTCTTGCTTGTTGTACGACGTGACATCCCGTACTGTCGTCATATCGAACTTTCCGCCGCTCGTGGTCGAGGTCCGAGTTTTCGGCAACAGCAATTTCGTCAGATAGGCCACATCGTCGTCCACACCCGTACCGGTTCCTTTCAGTATTGCGGCATTTCGCTGTTCTATCAACCGCTGCTGGTGCCGTTTCTGTTGCAAATCAGCACGAACTGCGGCTTGCCGTTCGTATGCGTCCGACCGATTACCGGCCCGCATCGCCTCACGGTCCATGTAGTCCTGCGCCGTGCGCAACTGCTTTTCTTCAGCAGCAGCATCGCGCCACCGCTCCCGGGCGGCTGCCGCACGATCCCCTGCGTTTCGTTCCAGCATGGAGCCCATCAGATTGCGGTATTTTTCATTGGCGAGAATATCGTTATCGCGCAGCTGCTGCAACCGCGCCAGCGTATTACGGTACAGTCCCGGCATCTTCGGGACATATCCGCGGCCCGATCTGCTTCCGAGGCCCTGAATACCGCCGAACAGCGCCCCGACGAACTCCCCGACGGCCTGTCCGATAGCCAGGTTCCGAAGTCTGCGCTGTTCTTTCGCTGTGTCCCCGGATTTAGGTTTGGCGGCGTTCACCAGCGCCAGGCGGGCGCTCTTCTGCTCTTCCAGCGCCTTCTGCCAGCCACTCAACGCCTCCTCCCGGCTCCGGGAAGCCTGCGAACGGCGGGCCGCAAGGCTTTTAGACAACCCACCGAACTCGGCATAGGGAGCCGCAACAGTTTCGGATACGCCCAAGGGTTTCAAAGGGGCATCAGGCACAGCCGGTTCCTCCCTGATTTCGGGAGCCTCCGGCGTTTCCGGCTTCAGATCTGCACCCGCGACCGGCTTATAAACTTTCTTCCGTATTTTTTCAGCCATAGCGTCACCCTATTTTGTATCGGCCCGCCCACGCGGGAATGCCTGCGGCATTCTGCGCCATAGACTGCACCTTTTGAGACACCCCTACTCCCGGAGATGCGGGAGCACCCGTCCCGCCACCCAAGGTACCTGCCAGCCCTGCAGCGGCTCCTGTAATCCCCTGTACCATGTTATCCACCCCCGAAGTGTCCATCAGATTCTGAATTTTCAGGTTGTCGAGATTCCGTGTTTCATCCATGTACTGTTGCTGCACCCGGTCTTTGTGCCGGGCTCCGGCTCCAGCTATCTGACTGACGACATCGGCATAATTCTCGTTGAGTTTCGCGGCTTGTGCCACCTTTGCCTCGTCGGTCATACCAGACTTCACTGCATTCGTGTTCGCCGCCTTCTGCGCTTCTTTATTATGTTCGAACACGCGGCGCAATGCGGCTCTCGAATCGGCCCGGTCGAGATAGTTTGTGCCCATCTCCGCATCCCGCCATTCGGCCAGTTTCTTTTTCTGTTTCTCCAATTCGCGTTCAGCCTGCCTGCGCCTCCTGTTCGCTGCCGCCGCACCGAATATACCCGAGGCGGCCGAGGCAATGCCGCCGATCAAGGCCCCGACAAACGAAACATACACCTTCGGGCTATCTATTGCAGTGAATCCAAGACGATCCAACGCGACGCAAAGGGCCCACACCAGCAAAATCCAAATATTCCGCCTACACATAGTATATTAATTTATTTACACGATTGCTCAAAAATAAACTATTATATTTACTTTTGCTACAAAAACGTAGCACAAAAAAACGCGAAAACCTTATGACCGCTCCGGTAAAAAAAACCGCTTCCCGTCGTAAGACAGCAGCCCGGAAGCAGCAGGAAGCGCGCCTCGAAAAGCAGGAACGCGACAAACTGATCTGCTACCGATATGCGCAACTGCGCAATGCTTCCCGCGTTGCACAAGAGTACGGAGTCAGCCGGATGTACGTCACTCGCACCTGGGAACGCCTCTCCCCCGACGAACGGGAAGCACTGCTTTCCGTCCGGGAACAGGTTGACGAGGACCTGAACCGCCGGATCGTAACAGCCGAAGCTGCCGCCGGCGATGAATTTACAGCGAACGTCGTACAGGCCCGCGAACTGCTGGGCAAAGAGCTGATCCGGCGTTGTACGAGCGTATCGCTTAAGGAGATCTCCGACAAGGATTTCACCTCCCTGCTCCGGCTTGTCGCCACAATCGCGACACCGGGTAATAATTCCGACAAACCGAACGGTCCCGAAGAGGATTTCTTCAATGCTCTGCGGCAGTCGATCCGAAAATCTATCAATCAAAACGACGAATAATATGGCAAAGCAAGAGAACAACCGCAGGCGTATTTCCGTTCCCGTTTCGGGCCTCGATACCTCGACGCCCGATCTGACCGTTGCCGACGGCAAGTGCGAAGAACTCCACAACCTGCGCTGGGAAACGGGCGGCTGGCATAATATCGACCCGCTGAAGATCAAACATTCTCTCCGGGTTCCAGGCGAGGACAAGGAATGGCTCCCGAAAATCTCGATCATCTACCACCACCCGGCCGCTGGTGACGACACCTACATTGCCTCCGTCCCTTATGACGACAGCGCAATCTACCTGCTTACCGTCATCATTGATAACGAAACAATCTACTGGGACTACGGCGATGTCTTCACCGAGAGACTGTCCTCCGACATCCGGATCACGCATTTCGGCAATATTTTGATCGTAATGGACAACACAAACCAACAGGTTGTGCATTACTACCTCAATGGCGGCACCTACGAGGAATTTCAAATTCCCCAGCCTCCCGTCGTGCGGCAGTCCACCATTCTGGGACTGGAAGGATATGGAGGAGTAGATTCTTCCAACAAGCCGATTACGTGCACCGGCATTGCAAAATACAAGACGAACGAAGTGAAGAACGGGGTCCCCTTTTACAACATCTCAACAGGGGTATTCTATATCCCTCAAATCAGTGCGGAATATTTCTGGGGTGAAATATGCTTTTTCGCAGCATTCCAGATGGCCGACGGCTCTCTCGTATCACCATCGGCCCTCGTCATCGCCGCATCTGAACCGTTCGCCGCAGGGGAGCAATATCGCAAATACATTAATTTTTCCTTGAAAAAGACGATTCAGCCAGGCGTGTTGTATACCGAAAGCGTAGATAATGAAATAATCGTCAAAGTCAAGACTGCAAGCGGGGACGGAGACTGTACCCCTTTCACTTTCTGGATACGCCCCTATATCACTATCACGATTCCCGACAACCTCGATACGAATCTCGTCAAAAGCATCATCATCTATTCCACGCGGATCAATCCCATCTGGGACAGCGAGAAACTCAACCGGCTAAATGCCGGCATAACAATCGGCAATAACATGATCCATAAATACTGGGCCGACAACCGCCTCCCCGAGCAACCCTTCTATTTTGTCAAATCAATTCCCATCGAAGACTTTTCCGACAGCGCATACAACATGTATCTCGGTGCTGACCTGCTTAAAGACATCGAACAGAACGGCGCCTACGAGCCCGTCGATGCCCATTCGCTCTTTTACGATGTAGCCAAAGAGTACAACTCCCGGCTGCATATCGGGGGAAATGCCGAGCTACGTCTCTTCGAAGGTTTCGGGGATGCCTTTTTTCCCGTCTCCACAAATCCTCCCCAATATAACATCATCACCAACATACGTATCGACAATACCGACTACCGCACCACGGCGGCCGCAACGCTGCCGCTCAACAGTTACACTACGTTCGTTCCGAATAAAATACTCTCTTATCCCGATTACCGGGCAACATTCATGTATGCACCGGTTTTAGAAGAGATCCACACAGCACCTTATAAAATAGACTTGCAACCCGCCCAAACGAACAATTTCGCTTGGGCGACATACAGGGACGACAGCGAACTGTACGACAACGAGACCTATCGTTACGTGAAATATTCCTCGGTCATATTCAAAGGCATGAAACCCGCTAGCCAGACAATCCATGCGACCGCCACCCTTGTCCCCCAGCGCAACAAACTCCGCGTTTCGGCTGCCAACAACCCGTTCTCGTTTCCGCTGGCCAATTCCTATGCCATCGGCACAGACAGCAACCGCATCCTGGGTGTAAACTCCGCGGCGATCGAAATGTCCGATGCCAAGTTCGGCGAGTTTCCGCTCTACGTCTTTACCGACGAGGGCATCTTCACGCTCCAGTCCGGCAGCGGCGATATACTGTATTCGGCGACGATCCCGCTCAACTACGACCGGATCGTCAACCCCGAAACGCTCGCCGTCAATCACAACGTGCTCTACGTGACAGCGCGGGGTATCATGGCGATGTTTTCCAACGAGAGCCGCCTGATCTCCGAACCGCTGAACGACCTGCACAATACACCGCCGCTCGACTACCTGCGCACGGCGAAGCTATACTACCAGCCCGCCCATAACGAGGTGATCGTTTGGAATCCCGCCCAAGCCATCGGGCGGGCCGCTGCGGGAACCCGCGCCTATGTCTACTCGCTCGACGGAAGCTATTGGTCCACGCGCGACTTTTACGGAGCAAAACTCAACACCAACGAACTGTTCGTCCGCCTGGCTCCCGGTCATATCCAGCTCCTCAACCTCGACGAGGAGGAGGCATGGCCCGACCAGCCCGTCCGGATCCGCCTGGTCACACGTCCGCTCAAATTCGGCTCCACGGAGTACAAACGGCTCGAAAGCATGATCCTCCGCCTTCACACTCCCAAAGCCTATCCGATGCAGCTCATTGTCGAAGGGAGCACAGATTTGAAAACATGGACCACCATGCGGAACACGGACCTCTCTGCCGCTGACCGCGACATCCTGCTGCGCCGGTTTCCATGCTCCATGTGTTACCTGCGTGTTACCTTCGAAGCTGCGGTCAGTTCCCGGCTCGAATTTACGCAGTTCGACATGGAGTACTACTTGCGCTTCCTGCACCGTCTGCGCTGACAACGTGCTACTGCACACAAAAGAGGGGGTATTGCACAAATTACTGCACAATACCCCCTCTTTTGCGACCTTCACTCTACTATGTAGAGTGGCTTGCGTTGTGCACTCGATGTTTCCGGGATGCACATTGCACGCTTTTCTTCGATTTCAGACCGTTTCCCTCCAAATCATCCCCACGTCCAGCGAGGTGTCCATCCGCTCCGAATAACGTCCCGAAACGGCCAGTAACTGCACCTTCTCCCCGTCGTCGTAAACAACCTCCATGTAACGCTTGTCGTAAAGCGAATAGAGGCCCCGTGATCCATCCTTCCCGGACGTCGCCCCGGTGATCGGGATAGCTCGCCACCCGTGCGCCCACAGCGGCCAGCCCTTCGTCGTATGTCACCCAGCCACCCATCACGCACACACCTCCTTTTCCCGCGTTGCGGCGTCGATCTCCGCCGCGGGAACCGACTGCCGCATCGCCTCCATCATCCGGCCGACCCCGGCGGCGAACATCATTTCGCATAGCTCCCGGGCAATAGCCCGGAACATTTCGCGCGTCACCCCGGCGGGCGGCACAAGTTCCATTTTCTTTTCCAGGTATGCCCCGATCTTCGGCCGTTCATCCCGCAACAGCGTCCCGACATCTATTGTAATTCGCTTGTATTCCATACTTTAAGTGTTTCATGGTTCATTGTTCATCGTCCGGCATTTCTCCCGAGTGCTCTCGGCAAAATCCGATCGGCCAAATATCCGGTCCCCGTTCGTCCTCGAATACAATCACGACGACCTCTCCTTCCGTCCTGCACCCCACGAGCCTGCATTCATCCGGCACACCCACCCGCAGTTCATATTCTTTATCCGATTTTTTCATCCAAAATGCGCTTTACCGTGCTTTCTTTCCACCCTCGATTGTTATTGAATCCCCAACGACGGACAACCGGATTCTCCGTTTCCACCGGTTCCCAAATCGAATCCACCTGCACGTTTTTGGTATGACCGCAGCGTGAACAGGTTTCGTATTTCGTCATTATGATCCGTTCTTTTTTTGTCGTTTTATCGACACCCAGGAGTGCGCTGTAACGATCCCGATAATCATGCCCGCATACGTGGCAAATCAGTTTTTCAAACATATCTTTATGTTGTTTTCGATCTTATTCTTCATTCGAAACCGGACTATCTCCACACACCTCGTCGTCCGCATCTGCCGGCCATTGGTGAAACCCGCACCATCCCGCATCAATCCCGCCCTCGAACCACTCGAAGAGCGGACACTCCCCGCACACCCTATTTTCGTACATGGTCGCCGGGGTTATCCTCCAACATCGAACAATCGACATAGATATTGCCTATTTTCGTATGGTTCCGGCACAACGTCAGCACATGCGAGTTGTAGGCGTTGTCCATATCGTAATCGGGTTTCCCCTTGCGCAAATACCCTTTCCCGGCGGTGTATAGCAACTGCCGGTAGGTCCCTTTATCGCAAACGTACAGATTATCCTCACAGCCCCGACACCATATGCTTTCTTCATAAACAGCGAATATGTCGCCGTCGAAAACATCCATATACCCCGACTGCCCGCATGAAATCTTCTCCACGAAATCCAGCGCCGCAACGATCTCGCACCCCTGCCGGAGAATCCCGGCGTATGCAATTACCTGCGACGCTTCATTGAAATCCACCTCAACGGACTGCAACTCTTCACCTTCGGCCCGACGATAATAAATCTGCTTGCGGACCGGCTTTGTGTGCTGCTTGACGTGGTACGGAACCGCCTCGTTCAGCCCGATCAGCCGGACGATCTCTCCCGCCTTGTCGAGCAGGTCGTCGAGCACGGCATGGAAATCCGGGTTATGGACAATCCCCGGAAACCGGTTGAACACCTCCCAATAGTGTTCGATGCGGCTTTTCTCGAAGCCGTACAGGTGTTCGAAATAGTAGAAAAACCGCTCCCGCGACAGCGGGTGCTTGTAGTCGATAATATCGGCTATCTGTTGTAAAGTAAAGGTCCTCATTGTCTGTTTTATTTTATGTACTCGAATGATGCAATGTCGCCGAAATAAAACCCGGTCAAAGATTTTCCGTTCACCGATTCGCAGGCTATCAGATTCGTTTCATAATCCATATATCCGATGATCGTATCTCCTTTCCGGCTTATAAACTCTGCTTTTCGGTTGAACTGAATGTATTTCGCAGGATTTTTGTAGAAATCGTCGTTATCATAAATCGGTGTCATTCTTTCTTGGAATTTTCTATCGTTGCAATCTCGTCAGCCATTTCGGTTGATATGGGCATTATGTTTCCATGAATCTCGTAATAATCGAAACAAGATGCAGCAATCAACAATCGAGCGGAAGCCGCCGGCTGCTTCCCATAACCACTACCGCAATGATACGGTCGACAATAAATTCCGGACGGTTCCACGTAAATTTCAAAATCATACATAGCACAATAAGAATTTTCCCCGGATTTGTAATGCGGTATATCGGGATATAAGTCTAATTGATCTTGATAACTGACCTCGCTCCCATCCGGGCGGATCACCCGGAAATTATTCCGGTTCCAATAGGGATGTCCCCCTTGTCGAATAAGTTTTACGATTCTCATTCCCCGTTCAGTTTTTGTTCGAATTTTTCCAGAACAGCCCCCGCATAGTTGACCGCCCCGATTACGAAATATCCGTCCGTCGCCTCTTTGAACGCGGCCACGGCCCTGCCGCGCAGCTCCTGCGACGCCCTGCGCAGGTCGGTTATCACCTTCTGCTGAATCTTCTCCCGCTCCAATGCCTCGTCGAGCGCCTGTTTGTAACGGGCAATCTCGGCCGACTCTTCGTGCTCCCGGATGAACATCTGTCCGTCCCCGGCCAACAGCCACAATTTGTCGATCTGCGGGAATTTGGCACAAATCCGCTCCGCCACGTCGAGCGAAATGCCATTGTTGCCCCGTTTGATCTGATAAAGGTTTTCACCCCGTGCAAGGCCGATATACCGTGCAAACCCGTTCGTGGACATCTTCGCCCACCCGATCACCGCCTCGATCCGCTGCCAGCAATCCATATCCGTATTTTTCGCTTTCATACTTTTCGCTTTACAGTTCAAAATTTCGCATCTTTGGTTTCCCGCCTCAACGTCCGTATCGCCCGGTCTATGGCATCTCCGATAATCGTGGGGTTCGGCTGTTTTCCCCGGCCGCCCCGCCGCCATTTCTGAAAATGATGCAGAATGCGGACAGCCTGAACCTCGTCCGGCTTGTCGTCCTGAAAACTGCACATTTCCCCGCAATGCCGTATATTCCAGGTAATGATACATTGCCCGTAGCCGTCTATGCCTTCATTCTTCAGAAAAGCACACTCGCCGCACTTACAGTACTTTTTCATCTTTCTCCAGTTCTTCAATCAGAGCGTCGGCAATCATGACGGAGCTTTTCGCAATGATTCCCGGAATAGCCTTGTCGCCATCGAAACCATTGCCGGCTGCCAAACATCCGGATATTTCGCTTTGCATCGCCTGCCCGGCATACACCCGCCGCCAGTACTCGCGGTCAGTATTTAAGTTTTGCTTAATAGCTGTCCCGACCATTTTGCGGGCGCCAGCAATATGGTCATACTCTCCCCGCTCCAGCTTCTCCAGATAGTCATCGTCGCGCATCATCAGGTCGTCCTCACTTGCAATATCAGGGTACATTTGTCCGTTTTCAAGATAAGCACCAATTTCGGAATACAGTTTTTTAGGGTCGCCATAAACAAGCACCCTAACAGGCAGGTAGGCACTATTTGTGATGTGTGAAAATTCAACGGGAAGCCCGCCCCTCGTGCACACCGCCGCACCTCGCTTGGCGGCCTCCAAATCGAAATTCTTCATGGTTTATTCAGTTTTAAGTAGTTCCGGATTGTCGTGGATGTTGCCGATGACTTCGCAACATTGCGATAACCATGATACGCTTTGCATTTCAGCAATGGAAGAATACGGATATACTGGCGCTCTATGGTCATAGCCGAACGACACAGGATTATCCTCGAAAGCAAGGCCGCCGGGCACTCGGAAGACTGACCGCACAATTCCGCTACCGTCTTCTTTGAATATATCCCCCTCCCAAATATCCCTGCCGTTCTTGTCTCTCAACCCCGTGAACTGGCCGACGGTGTTGGGATCAACCTCATGTTCGAAAGTATAATTACCGGAAAATTGAGTGATGAAATATCGTTCTTTTTTATCGTCTTTGAAATGACTAACCAATAACGAACCGTATATCCACTCCCCGTTGTCGAGGCGCTTGCCTCGGAATTTAATTTCTCTCATAACCATCTCATTTTACGATTTTCACACACTCGTCCGCCCCAATGATTCCCTGGCGGCGCAGGCGCTTGATGAAGTTCTTCATGTTCAACGCCTGTTCGTAGTAGCAGTCCTTTTCGACCTTCACATTGAATCGGTGTCTAATCTGCATCTTCGGACCTTTCTCCGGATCATAGCAATACCCCGAACGTATCTCTACGATCGCTTTCGAAGCCTCCCGCGTAGTCGCATTGAACCTGTAAAGGGTGTGGCCGGGGACCTTCGTCAGACGACCGATCAGTTTGTATTCGTTCTGTTTCTTCTCGACGGCTTCGATCTGCGCCTTGCAAATCTTCTCGTTCGTGATACCGTCATGTGGGGTTAGAATATCCATAGCTCTATTCGTGAATCTCCCGCCAGCCAATGACATTTCGACTGTTGATCGCGACACCTGTCCCGCTGATAGTATAGGTGCATCCTCCTGCGTCACCGGCAGAACGCCATGCGATCGCAACATGTTCACACCCATCTAATGCCATATATTTGACCATGACATTATCATAAATCGGAGGTAACTCCTCTTTCGGATCATGCCAACGGGTCAACTCCTCACGCTCGGATTTTGCCCCCTGACAATACGCCGCAAAGGCCGCATCGGCTCGTTCTCCTTTCAAGTCATGCGCATCTCGTCGGTATTGATGCGCGTATTCTCGTGCTCTTTCCTCAATCGTTTCCATGTTTCAAGTTCTTTAAAGTGTTTAAAGATATTTACAGTTTTTTCGAGATTTTACGAGAATCTCGCTATTTTTTCAGAACGGGGAGTTGCAGTCTTTGCAAACCCCTCGGAATCTAAAGAACTCGTAATAACGCCCCAATATGCACACGGACAAATATCTTCGATACATATTGCGTTCACAGCTATTACACCCGCATCCCTGTATGCGCATTCTAAATATCGTCATAGCTCGCTCATTTCACCAAATCCACTTCTTATCGCCGAAACACTTTCGAATAACGTCATCTCTGGCATCATCAGACAACATCCTCCATTTATACCTGTCGTAAATGATATTCCCGACATATTCTCCCGTATTCTTATAAACCGACACAACTACATCGTCGCTGCCAGCTAAAGGCTCTGTAATAAAGTAAGCCATATCGTATTATTTTTCACTCTTTTTGAAATATTCGATAATCTCTGCGACCGTGGCCTTGCGGCAAGTAAGAGAATAAGCAAGGTTTGTATTTCGATTTTTGTGCACACAATACGAACTCCCGGCTAACTCGGTAACAAAATACTGCTCGTTGTAATTCTCATCGTTCATCGCCGCCAGCGCCTTGAACAGCTCGATGTTTTCGCCACAGTCAATAAATGCTGGTGATTTGGGTGTCTTAGCCCAAATACCAACATAACCATCCAAATCAGGATCGTAAGGTTCCGTAACTATTACCCAGTCTTTATGATCATCGCTTGATGTGACGGCAGGAGATACATACCGGCCTATACTCGACAGCCACACAGCCAGTTCTTTCCGCTTCTCCGCATCCTCGACGCGGACAAAGCACGGGGTGGTGAATTTCATCCTATTCTTGTCGTTTTAGATTGTTTGTCCTGTTGATCTCCGCGGCAATAGCCTCGACGGTCTTGCCCCGGCCTCGGCCATTGCGGCGCACACGTTCTATTCTCTGGAACCGCCGAATAACTCCCGTTGGTTGAAGGTATTCATCGAGACCTGAATAGGAAACAATTTCGTTAAGCCATTCCTTTACATCGAATCCATCCGGCGGTCCCTGCCAAATGCCGTCAATCAAAAAGTTTTTCATCCCTCGTAATGTATATGGCGTTTATCGCCTTTCGCAAAGCCCTACTATTAAAGTCGTGCCTTTCGGCTGTTGCGTAATCCTCTTGATCATCAAATTTCCTTTGCAATGCCTCTTCATCATCTATGAGATTCTGAATCTTCGCTCTCATCCTGGATGCTGCTTCTCTCAACAGTTGGTTATATTCGTTTTCCGGGATCGTATTTATGGCTCTTCTCATTTCATTGCCTCCTGTCTTAGTTTGCAAATGTGCATTTATTCCTCATTCAGTTTTTGAATAAACAATCTCAAATCTTCACACAATGCAAGATCACAAGCCCGACCAGCACCACCACAACCATCCTTGTATACGCAAGAGGACTTGAATGCCTCAATCGCTTTTTCACGCATCCGCTCCTCGGCATCCTGCTCGGCGAGTTCGATAGCGGTAGACACACATCCCATCTTGACACGACCAACTCGCGCCCTCCGAATCTTTCAGCATACTCTTGTGCCGTACACGTGGCATGTGTAATGTATTCCTTTGCATTTTCGCTTTTCATGGCTCAATCGTTTTCATCGTTATCGTCATCGGGATAGCTCACATCCTCATAGTTCACGCAGAAGTCGAAGCCCGGATCTTCGTCGAATACTCCTTTGGCTCGGCATTCTTCGTACTTTCGGCAGTTGGCGCAATAACATTCGTTTATTTGCCTGTTGATTTTCATTTTCTCTTTCCTTTTAACCTCATAAATCAGAATACTACAACCATGCTTGGGAACGGTGCGCTATTCTTCGCTCCGCCAAACTTTAACCGTCCTCGAATAAATCGAATCTCTTTCGCTTTACGATAAATAAACTCGTGAAAATAACATGTATCCGTTCGGGCCGGAATAAGGGCGACTACGATTGTTCCTGGCTTGCGCGATTCTTCATAGCACTTTTTTACCCAGTCACAAATACTCCTTCCATAAGGCGGGTTACAAAAAACAATTTCACCGGCCCAATTCTGCAATAACCCATCATCGTGTTTTGTGTAAAACTTCGCGCACTTCGCATTATCCGGACACGCGCAGGGGTCAAGAGTAAAATGAAACTCCGCATTGAGTTTGTCGAAGAAGTCCTGTGGAGTAGCCCACAAATCTGTTGCACTTGAAAACATTACATTTGTATTCATTTTCTATTTCCTTTTAGCTCCGCAACGCGGCGGAGGATAAAGTTCTCTCGGTATGCCATATACATCCGGTAATTCCACCATTCAACAAATTCCGAAAAATGAATCGGATGTATCATGCGTATTGGAGCTAACTTCTTGTCAGCCTCCCGCCGCAGTCGTTTCAGTAGGCGTGTTTTCATCCTTCAATCAATTTTGCATGAAAACCATCAATCTCATACTTGCGGCCGCATTTATCGCAGGTAATCGCTCCACCCTCATAATCCGGGCTTTCCAATTCTTCCCAATCGTCAGTATAATTCGTGTTTTTCTCTTTAATCTTATTCCCGCAAATGCACGTAAACTCACAGACGACCTTGTATTCAATGTCTTCCGTATAAATCTCCACATCCAGCTTGCCAGCCTTGGCGGCCTTCTCTGCTTTTTCGGCCTCTTGCTCAAATTTCCGCAAGAGGGCTATTTGTTCCGAATTGCCTATTTCAGGCTTCTCCTCAACATCCCCGCGCATAAATTTGCCATTAACGAGGCGCAACGGCATTTTTACTTCATGTCTCATAACTCCAACCCATAACCGTTAGCCATAAGCCATATAATAGCATGGACCATATTATCCAAAACAGAATCCTCCCCACGCCAGTACGCCAAGTTACCGCTATGACCATCGTAACCAATGACCGGCTTCTCATCATTCGCATATCGAATGATAAGACGGCACCATCCCTTTTCGTCACTCCATACGAATTTCGGCATTATCTCCAGCAGATCCACGACCGTAAAGGCGGGAGTGCTAACCCCACTATCAATACATTCTTTAGAGGCTCTATAATGCGGTAAAACCGATAGATGCCATTCATTACTACACGACGTCCACACCATGCTCGCCTTCTCCGCCGGAACACCCAGTTCCAGCAAGCGGCGCGACTGTTCAATGCTTGTTACCTGATCTTTCATCTCTTGTAATTTTTAAATTCAACACTCTTAAAAATAGCCCTGTGATTGCACCAACGAGCCAATCGTTTCTGCTCATTCGTCGGTTTGATGTTGTTATCGAAATCCCGGTAAGGTTGCGCAAATGGGAGTACGCCCAATTTGCGCAGGGCGTTTATTCGTCCTAATGATTCCTCGACATCTTGTATCAGGCAGTAGACGAAAATGCGATATGGCTTGATTCCTCGGCGCCCCAACTCTTTGACACACTTTGTAACCGCCTCCAGTTGGGACATCCGGTCGCAGGCGAATCGTATTTGGCTTATCCATTTCACCCGAGCGAGCAGGTCGAGGATGTAGGGATTATCGCACGCCCTCCGGGCATCCAGCCCTTGATTGAAATCGACTGCGATCCCCATGCGGACAATCTCCTCGATCTGTTCAAATCCGAACTCCGACGCCAGCACGTTGTTGTCGAGCAACACGGCCCGGCGCTTGCCACCGAGGAACTCCCGGAGCGGGGACGCCGGCCGGATGGCTCCCTCCTTGTGCGGAACGATACACCACGGACAACGGTTCGGGCAGCCGCGGGTAAGAAAACCGTAGGCTTCGTCCACTCCGTACAGCGAATAATCAGGGCAAATATGTTCGATCTCCTCGGGCAATACCGTCGTATAGTCCCGGAATCCCGTTCCGCCCCGGATCACCTCGCAATGGTAGATGTCCGAACAATCGGCCGTGAAGGTGAAGACCTTCGACATGTAAACCCGGTCGTAACATCCGAACATCGGGTTTGCGAACTCCACGCTGTCGCCCTGCTTCTTATGCCATGCCGACAGCTTCATCAGCGCGAGATTCGGGAAATTGTGCCCGTCTATGTCAACCAAACCTATTCGCATAATCCGTAATAGCTCATGCAGCTCGTTGCCGTGTCGTCGTCGAACAAACTGCCCGTAGCGTTCTGCCATTTGACATAGCGAACCACGTCATAGATATTACCGTATTTCTCGCCGCTGGTGATTGCGTGGGCGGGTATCTTGTCCGGCCCGAAAAAGGTGACGATGACTTTCATGGCTCTCCCGTCAATACTCCACGGCCGCCCGGCGGTCGATGAAGAAGTGGATACCCGGAGCACATTCGCTCCAGCGGTCATCATCAAAGTCGGAGACCTCGACGGTAGCGCCGACCGTATACACGAAGTTCGCATCATGGTTCGAATGAATTGTCTCGATGTCGGCTTTGGTTCCATCAGCATTCTGAATCTCCACCACATAGGCTTTGTCGCAGCGACATTTTTCGCCTCCAGCAGAGCTGCGGCGGGCATCTTCCGGGATTTGCAGCTTCACGATATATCCCGAAGCCTTCTTCCAGCCGATAAAGCTGCCGTCGGTAGGACAGGCTATGTATGCACCTCGGACGCCGCGCAGGTCGGCGTCGCACAGGTTAGCGCCGCACAGGTTGGCGCCGC